TTAGTTACGGTTTTAGATACACCATCTTTGTCAAACACCCTTATAGTACCTGCAGTATCTACTACCATAGAATAAAATTCATTCTCATCTCTACGAATAGTATGTATAAAAGCTTTATCTAAGTCAGAGATTGTTCCTAAGTCAGCTATATGTGAGCTACTAGGACGTTTAGATAGACCTGTAACAACGTTAGACAAACCATTCTCTTGTAGTTCTGCTTGAGTACTAAGTCTTAAAGATGGTGGTTGTTGTGATACCCCATTTATAAGATTTGGGATAGATTGACTGATGAGTGCCATTAAAGTGTTCTCCGTCCCTGTCTGTCGATGATAGCATATGTGTCATAATTGTCAAAGATATTATTATCTTCTGTTATCTGGTCAAATTCTTTTAGTTCTAATAATGCACTTTGCTCATCTCTTAATTGAAATTCATGTAATGTACCTGAACCTACTACCCTATCTTGGAAGACTCTAGTAGCACGTAGGATAATATATCTCTTAGCTACCTCAGGTAAGTCATCAAAGTCTAACTGTACTATAACATCTAAATATACATTAGTGCCTATGTTAAACGTGTGGTTCTTTTTATCATACATCTTTAAACCACGTTGTACTAAGTCTGGACTCTGTGGTGCAAGTGTAGCATCTGCTCTTAATATGTTATTAGGTAAAAGTATTTCACCACCTGTACTTTGAGCAAAGCTTTTATTTAATTCTTTGTTGAAGTGCCAACCCATAGATTGTACTTCTCTATCTATTGTGTTTAATATTGTTTCAGCTATTTCTGCTTCTATCAATCCAGATGACAGACTACTTACTGGTGCTTCTCCAATAGCAGATAACATTGTATTGACTGCATCTAGCTGTGTTGTTCCTGCCATTACATTCTCCTATGCTTTCCATTTAGTCTCGTTAGCCCAATGGGCTGCAGATGTTTCACCCTTTGCAATATTCTTTCTATGTCTATTTCTGAAAGCATCACGTTGTTTTTTAGATTTATTAGTCTCAGCACCTTGTTCACCAAACCTAATCATCTTAGGCTTGTCTTTAGTACCTATCAATACAGCATGTGACTTTGTTTTATGAGAAGGAGTACGTTTAGGTATGCGTAAACCACTAAAGGTTTCTCCCCTATACTCTATACTCATTTCTTTTTCTTTCCATACTTAGCCATTATAGCAGCTACTTGTTTCTGAGGCATACCACCAAAGGACATCTTCTTACCAGTTTCTTTAGATTCTTTTTTAGCTTTAGCTATACCTTCTTTAGTATATTTATATTTCTTTCCACCTACTTCTGGCATAATACACTCCAATAAAAATAGAGAGAGGCTCTAGAAACCTCTCCCTGTTATTATAATTAAACTTCAAGTAATCCAATACAAGCAGCAGGACGTAATACGTTGTGTCCCATTGCATACTTGGCTACCATTAGTGTACCTTGTCTATTGATTTGGTACTCTGATTCCATACCTAAGTCAAGTAGCTTTACAGTAGCTACAGCTTCAGGTGTAAAGATAAAGCCTCTCATTTTAGAAGCAACAGCCACCATGTCTGCACCATCTACAGCAGCAGTTGGTAAGTCATAGTGTGTAGTTCTTCCTGAACCAGCAGTATTAGCTAGTGGAGCATTGTCAGAAGTCTTACCTTCGTTAGCATCACCTGTAGTAAAGTTTACATATAGGTTAGATACGTTAGCATGGTTAGACATAATGACAGGCATTCCAGCAATCATAGGAACAGTTGCTCCTGCAATATTACCGTTACCACCAAAGTCTTTATTCATATAAGTTAGCTTTGAACCGTCTGAAACGTCTAGTAATGCATAGTACTGGTTTGGAGCAAGAGCTACCACAGCATTGCTATGGTCAACGTTCTTGATGTCAAACTCTTTCTTTGCATCAAAGATAGCTTTAGCTAGTTTAGCAGGGTCTATAGAATCTGCAGTAGCAGTACCAATAGTTACGTTATTTGTAAAGTCTTCTTCAGTGAAGTCTTTGTATCCTTGAACAAGGGCTGCTGCTCTTGCTGCATTAGTTGATAACGCAGCTTTAACAAGCATTCTTGCAACGTTTCTATCAGCTTCATTAGCCAATGCAATACCAGCTTCTTTAGAGTAGATGCTTCTTACATCGTAATGATTCATAGCCTCATCAATGTTAGCAATGAACTGACTAGAGATGAGCAAGTCATCAATAGTTACAATTCTCTCACTGGCTCTGATTTGACCACCTGTAATCTCATTCCCAGGGGTTAGGTATTCAGCTGTTGCTCTACCTGTCAAAGGAAATGATGCAGATTTACCCTTACTAATTGTACGAGTTCTTACTTTGTCCATTAGGACTTTCTTTTCTTCAAATGCAGTTAGGACTTCCCCAGCATATAGCTTGAGGAACAGGTCTCTAACGTCACCTGTATTATTGGTTTGACCCTGAAAACTTACGGTGTAAGCAGGGTTTGAAGCAGCTTGTGCCATTTTTAAATTACCTCTTAGTAGTTAAGTTGAGTTGAAATTACACTCAGCATTTCTACATCCTTTCTCCAAGATTGTCCCTCGCAAGGGGTCAGGGGTAATCGTTTGTCTTCTAGCTTAGTGTGTAGGAATGATATCAGTTCCTTTTAAATACACCAAGTTAATCGTGTACTTAAAAGGAAGGGGGAATACTCCCCCAACCTGAACAACAATATTAGAACAGACTAGACTTTGCTAACTTATTAGCTACCTCTTGTCTGTAGGCTGGGTCATTTGCGTATCTAGGGTCTGACATAGCAGCAGTCATTTGTGCAGTACTTTCAAATTTCCCACCTGAAGTTCCAGAACTATTGTTACCTTGTATAAGGTTAGGTTCTGCTTCAGAACGATAACGTGCAAACATCCCTTGAACAGCAAGTTGAATCATATTTCTATCTTGCGTATTCATTGTTGCATTAAAAGCATCTATCTCATGTTCAGGTAGATTTTGAGAAGCCCAGTTTACCATACTAGCATACTGTTGTTCTCCACCTGCTAGAGCATATACACTTTGTTTAGTGGATTCAGCAAGAGCATCTTGCCCTGCTATCCAAGAATCTACCAGAGGTTGAGAGAAACCTGCCTCTTGTAAAGCTTGATAAGCTTCCTCTGATAGTGTACCAGTGTCAGCATACTCTTGTTGAAATGCTGAGAAATCTAGACCTTTACTATCTAATAGGTCTGCAACTTCAGATGGACTTTCAGTAGGGGATACTTCTGTTTCCTCTGTAGTTTCTTTGGGTTGTCCTAGTTTTGATTCTAAAGATGCGTAAGCTTTAGCCATCTCCTCTGGACTCTTAAACTTTTCAGGTAGCCACTCAGGACGTTCATCTACCTCTCCTACTCTTTCTCTGTCAAGCATAGCTTGTTGATGTTCTTCAGATTCTGGAGCTTCTGGTTGAAAAGTATTTATTGATTCTGCCATATATTATTATCCTTCTTCTACAGCAGCCTTGGCTAAGTTAGGTGCAGCACCTTGTGCCATACCAGCTACTGTTTGTTGTTCTAACATTGCTTGTTGTTGTTGTTGCATCATCATCTGTTCTTGCATCTTCTGCTGCTCAGATTTAATTAGACCAGAGGTATCAATACCTAATGATGCTGCTAGTCTATCTATGTAATCTCCTACATTCATCTCATTAGCAATAATCTCTTGACCTAGTGGTTGTAGATATTGCAAGAATGTAGCTAATTTGTTTAAGTCTTGTCCACGTCCTAGTGCCTCAATACCTGTGACTACTGTAGGTTTGATACTTTCCTTAGGCATACGTGGCATCTTGCCTTGCTTCGTTAATGACTCAAGTAGTAAGTTTATTAATGGTAACTGAAACTCTTGAGACAGTATAGAATATACACCACCTAAAGAAGTCTCTAGTTCTTGTGCCATAAAACGTATCTCTTCTGCTGTGACACGTTCTGCTTGTCTTTGTACACTAGTGTTTAACAAGAATGCTGCACTTAATCTATCGTTAATCATTCTCATAGTTTCTAATGCTACACGAAAGTCACTAGCTTTTTGTACTTGTAATGTTGAAACATCATTAACATCACCTGCTATGAAAGCACCATTAGGAGCTTTAGCTAAACTGCTAGACTTTGTTGTACCATTAGGACGTACAAGAAATAATACTTTAGAAGAAGCAGCTGAACCTTGTACAATAGACTGAGTTAATGCTTCTAAACTACGTAGGTCACCTAGATATTCTTCGATGAAACCTCTACCATAATCTTCTCCATCAATACGAATAAATCGTAGTGGGATATAAGGGTTCTGGTCTTTCTTAAACATACCTCTTGACTCAGGTACTTCTATACCTGCTACTTCTTGGTATACTTCCCACCCTCTATCAATGAGACACACCTTAGTATACAAGTCATAGTTCTTTACAGGTGAGTCTGACTCAGGTAATAATACCTTTACTGTTTCAGGTAGGTTTAAAACATTAAGACTTTCTTTAGTAATAACTTCTAATAAGTTACCCATTGTGTCACGTTTAGTAACATAACGGTCTGGTCTGTACACCTTCATACCACCTTGTTTAGGCATATATACTAATGCATTACCTGTTACTATAAGTAGTTTAAGGGCTTCAAAAGCTGGTACTCTAATAGCTTTAGACTCTATCTCTGCCATAGCTGCACGTTCAATACGTGCTAATCCTTCTTCAACTTGACCTCTGTTATCACCAGCTATTGCTTGTAAATCAAAGTCATCAATAGTTAAACGAAAGAAAGGACTGTTAGGTGGTAGTAGTGCAAGTAATAATTTAGATGCTAAGTTATTTACACCTCTTGCTCCAATACCTTGATAAGGTGTAGGATATATAGA